AAACAGAATCGCTGCTGGCTCTGGAGAAAAAATGAGGAAGCCAGGATCTAAAGGTGCTCCAACAGAGAAAGCATTTAAAAAATCAGCAAAAACAGCTAAGAAAATGTATGGCGGTGGCTATGCTACAAAAATGAACGCAGGAGGCCCAGTAAGGTCTGGAATTGCAAGAGCCTGTGGCAAGGTTATGAATGACCGAAGAAAGGTTACTAAATATTATTAGGAGAATATTATGGACTGGTTTCAATCAAAAGCAGCACAGATCATAGGCTTGGTTTCTATTATAGGAACATTAGCTGGGTTTGGCTATACAGGTGCAACATACGTTAATCGTATAGAAAATTTAGAATCTAAGATGTCTCGTTATATTAATGAGATAGATGCGTTATCAGATCAAGTAACGGATTTAGATAAAAAGGTAGTAGCGGTTGACGAACAAATCAAATCGTTAAACATAGAAACACAAGATTTAAGTCCAATTAAAGACGATATTATTTTATTACAAACAAGTGTTGCAGGCATAAACTCAAGCATTGACTCTATGTATGACGATGTACAGAGCCTAAAGAATAAAAACGATAACCCATTGGCGAACTGATATGGGCGACGAAAGAGATTATCACCCTAGCGGAAGGTTTGGAGGCGATATGGATCGCAACGAAGTAGAGATGGACTTAAACAAGTTCATGGCAATGATCGAAGAGATTGGTGCTTTAAAGGATAAGATTAGAGATTTAGAAGATGTTAAGAACAACAACCCTTATCAAAAGGTTATATTTATAGCACAAGCTATTGATTCGTGGAGAATCTTTCCGAGAGCGTTTTTGTCGGTCTATATGTATTTGCTTTACTACACTACTTTTTGGTTCATGGATTTACCTGAACCTAGCTTTGAACAGTCAGGATTGATTTCGATTGTTGTAGGTGCTGGGGCAGCCTGGTTTGGATTATATGCAGGAACAAGTGGATCGTCTAAAAGCTTTAAAGGCGAGAAGTAATGGCCGCTACAAAAAAAAAGAAAAGAAATTATAGAAAAGAATACGACAATTACCACAAAAGCAAAAAGCAAAAAGATAATAGAGTAGCTAGAAACAGAAGTAGAAGACAGCTTGAAAGAGAAAACAAAGTTAGGAAAGGTGACGGCATGGATGTTCATCATGTTGATGGTAATCCAAAAAACGGTAAAAGAAGTAACTTAAGAGTTGTCGCAAAGAAAAAAAACAGATCATTTTCAAGAAAAACAAGGAGAACATAATGGCATGGTATGTAAAAAAAATAGGCTTAACCAAATGGTTCAAAGAAACATTTTTAGGGCTTGAAGAAAAAATAGTTAGAAACCGCACTAAAAAAGGAAGGTATGTTGCTGATGATGAATCAACACCAGACATCAACGAAGCGTATAAGACTATTAATGTTAAGAAAAAGAAATGAAACTTGCTTTAGTTATAGGCGGGCTTCTTTTTGTTTCTGTTATGATTAACATCGTTGCGTTTACTAAATTAGATAAAGCAAAGATTGAACTACAAACAGCAGTTAATAATCAAGCGGTGCTTGAGCGAACGATACAAGAACAAAACGATCAGATTGTAAACGCACTGGCAACGGCTAAAAAGACCCAAGCCCAAATACAATCGCTTAATACACAGTACACTCAGAGCCAAGCGCAAGTAACCAACCTAAGAAATAAGTTTGCTAAACATAATCTTGAAGGGTTAGCCATGTCTAAACCAGGTTTGTTGGAAAGCAAGATTAATAAAGCAACAGCAAGAGTAGGACAAGACTTAACCAATATAACCAACCCAGACCAATTTGATGAAAAAGCTACTAATACTTCCGCTACTCTTAATTAACGGTTGTTCCACTTATTCGTTGTTTGGCGACATGTCAAACAAAGAACCACAGGTCAAGCCCGTTGAAGTAGTAACCGTTGCTAAAAGAAACCCAATATATCATCCACCCCTGCCAGAGCCGATAGAAGCATCTGATGTGGAGTGGAAGATACTGACCCCCGATACGATGAAGGAATATCTAGCTCAAGTAGAAGCGGGGGAAGAACCCAGGGTTGCTTTTTACGGGCTAACTTCTCAAGGTTACGAGAATTTGTCCATGAACATGGGGGAGATAAAACGATATCTTGAGCAGATACTGCATATTGTGGGATACTACAGAGAAGTTGATGAAGATGAAAAAGAAGAAAAATAAATGCCTTTAGCAAAATACATATTAAAGCCAGGAGTGGATCGAGAAGGAACCGATTACACCAATGAAGGTGGTTGGTTTGATGCGAACCTTATGAGGTTTCGTAAAGGATTTCCCGAAAAAATTGGAGGCTGGCAAAAAATTAATACCAATTATTATTTAGGAACGGGTCGTGCTTTGCATGCGTGGGTTGATTTAAACACTACGCCTTATCTTGGCATTGGAACCACTTGGAAATACTACATTCAAGAAGGCTCTGGATATAACGATGTTACACCGATTAGAGCCACTACAACAAATGGTATTTTATTTGCAGCTACTGATGGCTCTTCTACTATTACAGCTACCGATGATGATCATGGCGCTGTGGTTAATGATTTTGTAACCATAAGTGGTGCAGCTACTTTAGGCGGTTTAATTACTGCTGCGGTACTAAATCAAGAATATCAAATTACCGCAGTAACTACAGACACATACACTTTTACAGCCAAAGACACCGATGGCGATACCGTTACAGCAAACGCAAGTGATTCAGGAAATGGCGGTTCTGGTGTTGATGGTTCTTATCAAATTAATGTGGGTCTTGATGTTTATGTTCCAGCTTCAGGTTGGGGCGCAAACACTTGGGGAGAAGGAACTTTTGGCTCAGTCAGCGCTTTATCTGATACCAGTCAGCTTAGATTGTGGTCGCACGATAACTTTGGCGAAGACTTACTAATCAATCCAAGAGCTGGAGGCATCTATTATTGGGATAAGACAAACGGCACAAACACAAGAGCCGTAGTTCTTTCAGATTTGTCCGGGGCTAACTTGCCACCGACCAAAGCATTGCAAGTATTGGTTAGTGATATCGATCGTCATGTTATTTGTTTGGGTGCTGACCCTATTTCTGGTTCTTCTAGAACAGGTGTTATTGATCCCATGTTTATTTGTTGGTCAGACCAAGAAAATGCAGCACAATGGGAGCCACTGTTAACCAACACAGCTGGTTCTTTTAAGCTTTCATCCGGCTCTTCCATTATTGGTGGTCTTAGAGCGAGACAAGAAACATTGGTTTGGACAGACAATTCTTTATATTCAATGACTTTTATTGGATCGCCATACACCTTTAGCACTAACTTGGTTAATGAAGGGGTTGGTCTAATTGGACCTAAAGCAGCAATCAATGCGCCTCAAGGGGTGTTTTGGATGGATCTAAAAGGATTTTATTTTTACAATGGTTCTGTTGCACCGTTACCTTCTTCTGTTCACAATTATGTTTTTAGCAACATTAATTTACAACAAGGGTACAAAGCCTTTGCGTTTTTAAACAAAGCCTTTAATGAGGTGGGTTGGTTCTACCCATCAAACTCATCAGATGAGATTGATCGCTATGTTGTCTATAACTACAACGAGAAAACTTGGTCTATTGGAGAGTTGACACGTCATGCTTGGTTGGATGAAGGCGTAGAAGACTTCCCAAGAGCAACCGGTACCGATACTTATAATTATATCTACCAACATGAGACAGGCAATGATGCAGACGGATCGCCAATGGATAATGTGTACATTGAATCCAGCAGTCTAGATATTGAAGACGGCGAATACTTTAGCTTTGTTAATCGGATTATTCCTGACATTAAGTTTACTGGCTCTAACAGTAGTGCCGCTATGAACATTGTTCTTAAACAACGTAATTGGCCAGGAGAAGACTTAAGCACCTCATCTACAACAGCGATTACCTCTTCAACCACAAATATTGATACAAGAGCAAGAGCACGCCAAGTCGTTTTAAGATTTGAATCAGACGATGATAATTCAGCAGGACTAAGAGAAGGACTGGGGTTTCGTGTGGGAGCAACCCGTATGCAAATTAGGCCCAATGGTAAACGATAGTGGGAAAACTGCTTCAAACGAGATTGCCTAATGCTGTAGGAGAAGTTTCTCCTGATGTTTACAATCGGCTGGTTCGCGTGCTAGAGCTTAACTTAGAATCTTTCGATCCAACG